AGAACAACTGCTGGTAAAATTGGTTATATAGGTCATATACCATCTAAGACTATGCGTGTAAGGCGGTTAAGGGATGGGTTTGTTCAGTTACTTTATGGAAAAGCTGTATTCTTCCGTAATTTTGGAGATCAAAAAACACAAAATCCAATTGCTGGTGCAACAGATAGACCTAATGAAATCATACATCTTAAAAAGTATACTCCAAAAAATAATTATTATGGAATTCCAGATATCATAGCAGCACAAAATGCCATGGCTGGAAATGAATTTGCTGGCAAATATAACTTAGACTATTTTGAAAATAAAGCGGTTCCTAGATATATTATTACCGTAAAGGGAGCTAAATTATCTCCAGAGTCTGAGCGCAAGCTGTTGGAATTTTTCCAGGTAGGACTCCGTGGTAAAAACCATAGGTCTCTATATATTCCACTACCGCCAGATTCCCCAGATTCTAAAACAGAATTTAAAATGGAACCGATTGAAGCGGGCACTCAAGAATCTTCATTCAATATATATCGTCAATCAAATAGAGACGAAATATTAATGGCCCATAGAGTACCAATTAATAAAATTGGAACACCAGCAGGTATTAATTTAGCCGCAGCTAGGGATGCAGATAAAACATTTAAAGAACAAGTTTGTGCCCCAGCACAAGATATTTTAGAAAAGAAATTAAATAGAATTATGATGGAAATGACAGATGCCCTTCAGCTTAAGTTTAATGAATTAAGCTTAACTGATTCTGACACTCAATCTAAGATAGACGAAAGATATTTGAGATTCCAGGTAATTACCCCTAATGAAATTAGATTAAGAATGGGCCTAGTCCCACGTGAAGGTGGCGATGTGCCAGTTGATTTGCAGGCTCAGGCTGCAGAAATTAAAGCTCAAGCCATGCAAAGCAGAACAAGGGACCAGGAAAGATCTTCAAATTCTCCAGATAACTCTGGGGAGGGTAGAAATGCCAAGGGCGACGGAAGACAAGTTGAGTAGTCCTACTCAACCAGTTATTTGCCTTTAGATATATAGAAGTCTATAATATACACATATGACCATTGAAAAATCACATTGGTCTTCTGAAGGAAATGCTATTAATTTATCAGTTCCATTCACGAAGGTCAATAGAGAAAAAAGAACAGTCTCAGGGTTTGCAACATTAGACAACCTTGACCAGACTGGCGATGTTGTCACGATGGAAGCAAGCATGAAAGCTTTTGAAAATTTCCGTGGCAATCTAAGAGAAATGCATCAGCCAACGGCTGTAGGAAAAGTTGTTTCGTTTAGACCAGAAACATACTATGATCCAAAATCAAAAGAATTTTACAATGGTGTTTATGTAGATGCATACATTTCAAAAGGCGCCCAAGATACTTGGGAAAAAGTATTAGACGGAACACTACAAGGATTTTCAATCGGCGGAAAGATTATAGATTCAGACACAGAAATGAATAAAGCAACGGGAGAATCTGTTCGCTTCATTAAGGATTACTCACTTGTTGAATTATCAATAGTAGATTCTCCAGCAAATGAACTCTGCAACATTTTGTCAATTGAAAAAGTCAATGGTCAAATGATTTTCAAAGGCATTGCAGCAGAAGTTAAAATGGAAAATATTTTTTATTGTGCAGAAAGCGATTCTGTATTTATGTCAACAGAAGCTGAGTATATTTCACCAGTTACTGGTAAGAAAACAGAGCTTATTGGTTGGGTGGAATCAAATGATACAAATAAAGCAAAAGAAATAGATAAGATTCTTGATTTACACAAGTCAAGATTAAACACGTTGCCTGATGTAAAAATTGCAAAACAGGCAAACGCAGAAGGAGGTAATGAAGTGGAAAATTTAGAAACCACAACAACTACCGAAGAGACTGTTGAAAAGCTACGTGTGCCAGGACAAGAAGTTCCAGCTCAGGCTGAAGCAGAAGTTGCAGCACCAGTAGTTGAAGTAGAAAAGTCTGAAGAAGTAGTCTCTACAGAAGAAAACACTTCTGCCGAAGTTCTGGAAACAGCAGCCGAAGCAACAGAGGTTGTAGAACCTGATTTTGCAAAAATGCTAGGCGACCTTAAAGGCTTCTTCTCGGAGACTTTGGAAAAGGCCTCTGAGGCAAATGCCGCTCAGGTTTCAGCAATTAAAGAAACTGTTGAAACGTTTAGCAAGGGCGTAGATGCTCGAATTTCAGAATTAGCAGAAAAACACACATCACTTTCTGCCGCAGTAGAATCAATTAAGAATACTATTGATGGCGTAGAAAAGAGAGTGGACGCAGTCGAATCTGAGACTGCAATTAAGAAGTCCTCTGACCTTGGCGGGTCACAGGAAGTAACAATAAATCAAAATGGAACGGCACTTTCCTCGGTTCCGTTAGTGAATTGATAAAATAAGGTAGGTGAAAATAAACTAATGAGTAATGAACTATTAGCTAAAGCAGCAGCAGCCGATACTACCATGACAGGTAGCATGGTTGGAGCAGCAGATCCCACCGACGGTATCCATGTTGGATCCGAAGGTAAAGGTGGTCTCCTAAATCCAGAGCAGTCTGCACGATTCCTCGATTACATGTTCGATGCAACAGTAGTCGGTAAATTAGCACGTACAGTTCGCATGCGAGCTGATACTACTGAGATTGATCGTATTGGCGTAGGCGAGAAGCTTATGAAGCTTGCTTCAGAAGCAGAGAATACTGGCACAAATGCTGCAGTACAATTCTCAAAGATCTCTCTTACAACAAAGAAGCTACGTCTTGATTGGGAACTTTCAACAGAGTCTCTAGAAGACAATATCGAAGGTGCCGATCTCGAAGATCACATTGCACGTCTGATGGCAACACAGGCAGGTAACGATCTTGAAGATGTAGTTCTTAATGGTGATACATCTCTCTCATCTGACAATCTATACAAGGCCTTTGATGGTATTGTAAAGATTGCTAAGGCAAACGGTCACGTTGTTGACGCCGATGGCGCTAACATCTCCCGTGAAGTCTTCAATAATGCCCTAAAGGCACTCCCAAGAAAGTACAAGCAGCGTCGTCCAGACCTTCGCTTCCTTTCTGGTTCTAATCTAATCCAAGATTACTTATATTCTACTTCTCAGAATATATCAAACGTTAACCCACAAGATATTGCAGCAAGCATTATCCGTGGCGAGACAGCAGGTCTTGGTGGTCCAGCAGGCTTCACAGCCCCATTTGCATTCGGTATTCCGATTGTTGAAGTTCCTTTGCTTAAGGAAACTCAGGGCGCTGATGGTGATCAGGGCGATATCCACTTGACATTCCCAAATAACGTTGTTATTGGTATCAAGCGTGATGTTACCGTGTACCGCTTCTTCTGGCCTAAGAAAGACTCAATCGAATATACAATGTATACTCGTGTTGGAGCTCAAATTGAACAAGCAGATGCTTGGGTCGTTGTTAAGAACGTTAAGGTTGCTTCCTAATTAAATAGGAATTAAACTGCTGAAAAGCCTCCAAATTAATTTTTGGGGGCTTTTCCTTTTAATCTACTAATGCTATAATTAATAGACCTAATATTAAGGAGATAATATGTCATTTGACACATTAAAGGTAAAAGAGTTAAAGCAGATTGCAGACGATTTTGCCGTAGATACTGAAGGACTAAAGAATAAAGCAGACATTGTTGCCGCACTGGCAGAAGAAGGCGTGACCTGGTCCGTATATCAAAATACAATTAAAAATATTGAAGACGCAAAAGAAGAAGTAGAAGTTCTTACTAAATTTGATCCAAATCAAGAAGTTGATAAAGATGCTGTTCTTGTAAGAATGACTAGAAATAATTACAGATATGATGTTTTAGGTTACACATTTACTAAAGATCATCCTTTTGTAGCAATGCCAAGTGATAAGGCTCAGCAAATTTTTGACAAGGAGGAAGGGTTTAGATTGGCTTCGCCAAGAGAGGTACAAGAGTACTATAACTAAACCTTATAAATGGCAGAGATATACAAAAACACTAATACAGCGGTATCAACAAAATTATATATTAATGGAGAAGCTGTACAGCCTGAAGGCGACGTAGTTGTTTATTTTTCAGATATAACTGAAGATCCTAAAGTATCTCCTGCAATTGACCCAGAAGATGTTATTCTAACACTTACTGCTACAGAGTCAGACGTAGATTTTAGCGTTTACTCTGTAATTGTTCCAGTAACTTATGCGAATCGAAATAGAAAATATAAATTGCAGTGGGTGTATGAATATAATTCCACAACATATTATCACTACACATATCTAGACGTAGTTACACCATATATCTCTATAGAAGAAGCTCTAGAGGATTTAGGTGTTGGGTCTGATGCAAATGATCCAAATTATAAATCATATCACGAATTAAGAATGGCAGAGAAGTACGCTAGAAAACAAGTGGAACACTTCACTGGACAAAAATTTTATTTGCATGATAATAAATTTACAATTATGGGTAATGACTCATCAGTATTACCATTGCCGAGCAAAATTTATCAACTCCATACATTACATCAAAATGATAATATAT